ACAGACAAACCATTAGGTGTTGTTTGTTTGTCAGCGTTTACTTACAGAAGATAGCCTATAAATAAACCAACTAGCCCACCTCCTGCTATAAGCATACAGGATGCATATCTAAAGTTAGACCAGACAAAGTTAAGATTGTTATGCTTTTCACGCAGGAAAACCTCTACATCATCTAATGCTTTCATTGCTTTCTCATCAATGTCAGTCTTGTCAAGAACATATTCCTCAAGAACACTCTTGTCTTCTCTTGCAATATGATTAATCAACTCAGCAGGTTGTCTTTTCTTTCTTGCCATAATTAACTCCTATTTTTTAAAAAATTTAGCGGCACCACGAAACCCAAAACTAGCGGCAACAATCACACCTAACGTATATCTATACCACTCAGGTGCAGTTTCTAAGGCAGCAAAACCAGATTCAACAATAGCCCTACCCCAGTCACCGCAGAAAGCAAGAATAAGAGGTACTGAAAATAAAAGAACCAGCCATTCGTCTTTCCAAGAATCTTTTGAGGCTTCTGCCATTGTCTGATCCCAGTCAATTTCGCCAGTTGCCATCTTGGTTTTACGTTTCTCAACCGCAACCTTTAACTCACCTTTAGCTTTGGTTTCTTCGACCTTGTTATTCATCCAGGCTGTGGCAACACCGCCAACAGCGCTTATTATTCCACTAAATATCATGACCAAGACTCCCTTTTTCCTCCGTCATACACACGAGCATGACCTTCTGTGACTAATAATTCACACACATTTGTATCACCAACATAAGGTGTGCCGATAATCCGACCAAACTTTCCCTTCTTATCTAGGGTTGTTTTCACCACGAAATCGCTCATGAGGATTGCGGATAACCTTGACTTCGCTAAGAGTCCAAGCTTCTTCTCTGCCATATCTCTCGTGCGACTCTCAGGTGCGTTAATACCCTCAAGTCTTATGCGTTGCTTCTTGAGACATACACCGAAACCTAAATCAATATCGACATCAATGGTATCTCCATCAACAATCTTGACAAGCTTGCAGTTATAAACATATGGTTTCATTACTGAGGTACCCTTCCAGAGACAGAGCGTACAAACTCTTGAACACTTGCAACGACATGAAGTCTGTTACCTGTTGCCGCAGTTGCTTTGAGGATCTCGCTTGGCTGTAGAACCAAGTCTCTGCTTAATAAATCCACTGTGCCATTGGCACTTACAGCAGATACTTTATATAAACTAAATACATCTGATCCGTTTGTAAGGGTCAGGGTTATCGTGTCAGCATTGCCTGAGTCCTCTGATACTATGATAGATGTAACAACAGAAAAATCTACAGTAGCTGGTGCCGTGTAGAGAACGGTAGCACCTGTTCCTGTCAAGTCTAACTTGGCGTTTGTTGCTCGTTGTATATACTGGGGATAACTATCTATATGCATCAACCAAACCTATGCTTCTGTGATTTAGGTGGAGACTTTTTACTACCACTTTTTCCTGCCCAAAATACCTTATTAGCCCAATATGCGGCACTTGTCTTGCCCTTCTTAATGTTCTTTCCGTGTCGTGCCTTGAAGGACTTGCGTGCTTCAGGACTGTAGTTATGTCCCATGCCCTGCGCTCCAAACCGAATGATCTTAATCTTGCCATCTGGCTTACGCACAGCAACAACTGCTTTCTTTGTCTTATGACCAGGTGTTCGTTTAGGTTTATTTAATCCTGTCAGGCCAACTCTTTTTAACTTATTCTTTTCTGATTCTGATAGGCTCATTTCCTGTACCGCCTTGTCTTTTTTGCAATCTTCTTAGGTTGTTTGGAAACCTGCTTTCCTTTTTTAGTGTCTTTCTTTTTCTTTCTACTCGTTGCAGCATACTCTTTTTTACTCAAAGCCTTGATAGCCTTCTCAGGAAGATAACGCTCACCAGTAGCCTTCTTACCTTGTGTAGAAGGTTTACCAGATTTAGTACGCCACTTCTGTTTAGTCCACTTCTTAAGACTTTTTTGACTTTTTTTCAGAGCCACTCTTTTTTCCTTTAACTTTCTTCTGAACAGTCTTTGATAACTCACTTAAATGATAGAGTCTTTTGCTGCTTTTTGTATGCGTTTTACCAGAATGTAACTGTCCATTAGGCATTTTATGCATACCACCTTTATGTTCTTTACCATCTTTAAAATAATGAGGAACTCCTTTAGCCACGGTATCCACCTCCTGCTTTCTTGTATTGTTGTGCTAACATTTGAGCTTTACGTGCAGACCATTGACCGGGTTTACCGCCTTTTGATCCTGCTTTTATCTTGTTAAATAATCGTTTACGCATAGCAGGCTTCGTATAGTTTCCTGCCTCATTGACACGACTCTTTGCCTTCTTCTTAGTTGCTTTCTTTTTAACTGCCATATCTACCTCTTAGAACTAAAGCCAAAATAAGACGCCACAAGAGCAGAAAGACTGCCATACATCATCATCATTATTGCTTCAGCAGATTCAAATCGCAAAGGATCATAACACACTGCCAATGTACTGACTATCATGCAGCTTAACGCACCCCAAGCCATGTACCGCCTGTTGTTTTGATACGTCTTTTTATCAGGAATATTCTCATTCATTTGGGGTTCTTCCATCCCTGTAAGCTTCGTTTATATGAGGGGTTGAAGGATCATCAGGAATAAATCTTCCTTTAGTATCTCTTGCTCTTTCGCCAGAAGGCTCACCAAAAAAGAAATTTTTAACACTTTGAAACCAACTCATTTACTGCCTCTCTTTCCTTTAAAAAATGCAATGTTTTTTAATTGACTTTCTATTTCATTCTGTTGTTCTTCTAACTTTACACACTGGTTGTTTATATCTTCTTCCTGCGCCTCTATTAAACTTTTTACAAGATCGTGTGGTTTTGTCATTATCCTAATGCATTAACATACGCTTCAAGGCTATCAGCTATACGCCCTGCGGAGTCTGCATAAACACCACCTGCATCGGCTCTACTACGTTGCCTTTGAGCCTCTTCTCTTACTGAATCTATAGGCTGATTAATATAAGATCGTGTCAAGGCGTTCTCAAATTCCATAAACCGTGGACTGTTAACAAAATCCTGCTCCGTTCCTTCGTATGCATTAAGCTCGGCAGTGTATTGTTTCGTTAACGCTTGATTGTCCATACCAAATACACCAAGATCTTGGGTGCCGTCTGTTGGGTAAGACTCTGGCTGTGCTACCTCTGTCTCTGGCGCTCCCCCTGCTTCTGGATCGTCCTGTGGAGGAGGAGGAGTGGTTTGAGTTGTGTCTGTTTCAGTGTTTATGTTTGGGTTAGGACCTCTAAGCTGACTTATATCAAATCCTGCTGGGAAATTCATTACTTGAGAAACGCCTAGCTCTGACGCAGTTCCAGCGTCTATTCTGTACGTATATGACCCATCAGGGTTTTGTGTAAGACCTGCTATACCTCCATGATTGCCTGGACCACCTGCTTCTTCTGCTATCTCACTTGGAGATCTTCCTACATCCTGATTTACAACCACACCTTCTTGAGTTGTTTGTCCACCAACCTGACCGCCTTCAGGCGCGGCAACTCCTGTATATCGGTAAGCACCTGGTGTTGTGCTGTATAGCCCACCAGGCAGTACATAGTCTCTTGAATAGTAGCTCGGCACAAATCCAAACATACTGCTTCCATATCGTGAAGGAACAGAACCATACCCAGACATTAAGCTTGGCAATCCAAAGTTCGGTGTGAATGATTGCCTTCGACCCATAAAGGAAGGTCCCCCCATATAAGTTTCTTGCCTTCTTGGGGTCATTTGTAAACGATTTAATCGCCTTTGTATTGCATCAGCTATACGTTGTGACGAAGGAGCGTATATACCGCCCTCTCTTGCTCTTGCCATCTGGGTATCTAAGTCAGATCTTAATCTATCTTCGTCAGATAAAGTACCAATCTGATCAAGTAATTGGTTTTGATATCCTTTAAAAACATCTCCCTCAACAAACTCTTCTTCGGTACCGCCCATACCTCTAAACGCATTAAAAGTATTTGTATAATCTCGTGTGGTACGGTCTAGGTCAGCACCTGTTGTTCCCTGCTCTCTATACGAAAATGAGTACGGATTAAATGGTTGAACAGGTGGTCCACCAAAGCCACCGTATCCACCAAATCCACCGTATCCACCAAACCCACCGAACCCTGGTGTGCTAAATGCTCCGGGACCTCCCGTTAATCCACCTATTCCATAGCCTCCTCCATATGAACCCTGAGATACATTCATATTTGTAGGAGAGCCAAAGAATCCTCCTGTTTGATAAGGTTGCCCAAA